CATCTTAAAGCTAAAAGCTTCACAGAGATGAGAAAATGGGTAGCTCAGAACAATGACATTGATACTACTGCACTGTTCAGAAAGTTATACGATACTGCATCAACATATCTTGAAGCAAGATCTGTACCTCAATTAGTTTTGCTACTTGCAGACTATCAACATAAAGCAGCGTTTGTAGCTGACCATGAAATTAATATGGTAGCATGCTTTACAGAGATAATGACTGACTGTGAGTTTTCAAAATGAAGCCATTCGATTATCTTAATGCTATAAACTATACGAAAGAAGACATTATAGAAGAATCTGATAATCCAGAACTAGCAGAAAAGTTGTATCCTCCGTATATGATAAACAGAGGTTTATCTTATTTTACAGATACTATTCTTTTTGCTAATGAAATGAACATCCGCCACCAATGCGACAACAAGCTCCAGTTTGAGTTTTTCCTAAATAGTATACGCAAACGAAAAAGATTTAGTAAATGGTTCAAAAAGGAGCAGGATGAGAACCTTGACATAATCATGAGTCATTATGGCTATAGTTATGAAAAGGCGAAGCAAGTACTATCTCTCTTCACAGAAGAAAAATTAAAACAATTGAGAGACAAGAGATTTGAGGGTGGGATGAATGGCAGTTGATCTAAATTCTATTGTAGAAATAAAACTAAAACAAGACGATGACTTTTTGAAAATACGAGAAACTCTTACTCGTATCGGTATTGCATCACGCAAAGATATGACACTGTATCAATCATGTCATATTCTCCATAAACAAGGTCGTTACTATATTGTTCATTTCAAAGAACTTTTTGCTTTGGATGGAAAACCTACTAACTTTGATGAAGCAGATATTTCAAGAAGAAATACTATTGTTAATCTTCTTGCTGAATGGGGACTAGTAGAACTGGTAGATGAAAATAAAAGTAAAGACCCTGTTGCACCTTTAAGTCAAATTAAGGTACTATCTTTCGGTGAAAAAAATAACTGGGAACTAGTTGCGAAGTACAATATTGGTAGAAAACTTTAACATACTGACGAAACTATATTATGAGTAATGTTTATTGGGCTCCTTATGCAGGTTTTGGCTTTAGCGAGATGGTCTTTCCAGAACCTGAAAGGCTTCTGCCAGCTCTTAACACCCCTTTATTTCTGGAAACAGATATACTTAGATGTCCAAGTTTTACAGGCCATTTAAAAAATACATTTGTTATTAAGTCTCCTATAGATATAGAAATTGGGTGGGATGAACATGAGCAAAGATGGAGAACTAATTGGAATGATGAAAGAGCAAATATATTTTTAATTAGACATCCAGAATATCAAGTTTTTACTTTAACAATATCATATCTTTTTGCATCTGAAGATGAAGATATGAACGTAGAGATAAGGCCAGCAGCGTACAGTCATAACGAATTTACTCAAAAAACAGCTTTTGTTGGTGGTGATATGTGTATAGGCAAATATCTTAGATCCACTGATTGTGCTTTTATTTTAAGGCCAGAATATAAACGTGTTAAAATAAAAATAGGTGATCCGTTATTCTACGCTACGTTCAAATCAAAAAACGATACAAAGATCAAAATGAATAAGTTTTATATAACAAATGAAATCGCTGAACTTATAAATCATGTTGATAATATGAAAAGAAACAGATCTTTTACTGTATTAAAATTACAAGACTATTACAATATGTATGTTAATAGAGGTTATAAAAAAAGAGCTTTAAAATTAATTAAAGAAAACATATTAGACTAATATAAATAAATTTGCGATTTGTTGTAAATCGCAAACCTTGAGATGCGGAATGGTCCGGTCTCATTTTAACCTTGCTTAATAAAAGGAGGTCTTTATGACTAATCTACCTTTCCCTCGCGCTTCGTTTGTTGGTTTTGATGAGCTGTTTAAGCAGCTTGAAAGAGCTATCGAACATCAGCCTTTGCAATACCCACCTCACAATATCGTAAAATATAACGATACTCAATTTGATATTGAACTAGCTGTAGCTGGATTTGATATGGATGATTTAGATATTGAGTGGGAAAAAAATGTTCTTACTATTACAGGTGATAAAAAGCCTAGAGTAGGTACTGACGATCGTGATTTTGTACATAGAGGTATCTCGCAGAAAAAATTTATTCGTAAATTTAATCTAGCGGATCATATTGAAGTGGTAGGAGCAGATCTACATAATGGTATTCTTTCTGTTAAACTTGAGCTTATTGTTCCTGAAGAGCTTAAACCGCGCAAAATATCTATTTCAAAACCCGAGCTTTTACTCGAAGAAAACTCTTGATCTTTTAGTTAATAGTTCATATAATAATGGGGTCCTTAGAGGCCCCATTCTTTATGTTAGATGAAACTAAATTAAAAATATTTAAAAGCTTTCTTTCTTGGGATGAATGTAAAAAATTCTTAAAGGCTGTACCAGCTGTTACCTCAGAAAAAATGAGCTGGGAAGATAGGACTGTATCTATATTGAATTGGGAAATTACTGATAGAGTTACCAATTATGTCAATAGCTATTTTAATACTACCTTACAATGCTACGACTCACAGATTCAATTGTGGCCTATCGGCTCCTATTCAATGCCTCACAAACACGATGAAGATGGTAGAGAAATAGGTGCATGGAATGCTATGATCTATCTTAACCATAACTACGAAGGTGGTCATTTTGTATATCCTGGTGGTAACTTCAAACCAGCTGCAGGAACATTAACTTTTTTTAACGGTGGAAAAATGTATCATGGTGTAACAGATGTAAGTAAACATCATAGATATACTATGATTTTTTGGTTTAAACAAAACGGAGAAAATAATGTCTGATGTTAAATTAATTCGTATGTCTTCGGGTGAAGATGTTGTAGCAACAATAGTACACGATAGTGATACACGTCTAACTATTAAAGACGCAATCGTAGCCGTACCAACAGGTCAAGGTCAACTTGGTTTTGCTCCCTGGTCACCTATCATTAGTAAAGAAGAAAAAGAAATACCGGTATCAAAAAACTTTATTGTTTACGTTGCTAACGTTGACGATGCTGTGTTGAGCCAGTATAATAGTATGTTTGGTAATATCGTAACTCCTCCTAAGAAAGAAATTATTATTTAATGGCAACTTTCTATACAAGCGTAGATGGCATCGGTAACGATATACTGTTCTGTGGTTATAAGAACGGTAAACGTATTCGTGAGAAGATACCTTACAAGCCTACTATGTACGTTCACTCTAATCAGAAGACTAACTTTAAGACGTTAGACGGTAAGTATGTTGAGTCTGTAAATCCTGGTAGTATTAGAGAGACTAGAGAGTTCATGCGTGAGTATGGAGAGGTTGAAAACTTTAAGATCTATGGTAATAATAACTTCGTACATCAGTTTATCTCTGATGCTTTTCTTAAGAGAGGTGTTGAGTGGGATCGCGACTTAGTTAACGTTACTACTCTTGATATCGAAGTTCAATCTGACGAAGGCTTTCCTCATGCCGAACAAGCTAACTATCCTGTTACTGCTATCACCGTAAAGAATAACATTGATAATATCTTCTATGTATTCGGCGCCGGTGGTTGGAAAGAAGAAGATTCTATTCTTCCTAAAAAGATACTTGACAGAGTTGTTTATGTAGATTGTGAAACTGAATCCAAGCTTCTTATGAAGTTCTTAGAACATTGGCGCGCTAATTATCCTGATGTTGTTACTGGCTGGAACTCAAGACTGTTTGATACTGTTTACCTAGTTAACCGAATTGGTAAAGTACTCGGTCAAGACTTAGCTAAACGTCTTTCACCTTGGGGTCTGATTCAAGAACGATTTGTTAAGTTTGCTTCTCGTGAAGAACAGGTTTACGAATTGAGAGGTATCCAGCAGCTTGACTTCCTAGATTGTTTTAAGAAGTTCGGTTACACGTATGGTACTCAAGAAAACTATAAACTGGATAATATTGCTCACGTAGTTCTTGGTGAACGTAAGTTAGACTATTCTGAGTATGGTACGCTTCACGATCTTTATAAACAAAACTATCAACTGTATATCGACTATAATATTAAAGACGTAGATATCGTTGACCGTTTAGAAGATAAAACGGGTCTAATTACTTTGTCGATGACTGTCGCTTATAAAGCTCTAGTTAATATGACTGACTCGTTTGGCTCTGTAGGTGTCTGGGACGCTCTCCTATTTAATGAGTTACGTAAGAGAGGTATCGTTATTCCTCCGAAACGTGATAACACTAAGGAGAGAAAGATAGAAGGGGCTTTCGTTAAAGATCCTCAAAACGGTATGCACGATTGGGTTATGTCGTTCGACCTTAACTCTCTATACCCGCATATCATTATGCAGTATAATATGTCTCCTGAGACTGTTATTGATGGTAGATGTGATGGTGTAAATGTAAATGCTCTCCTTGATGAGAATAAGTTCGATATACCTAAAGATTATTGCATGACTGCTACTGGTCAATACTTTGATAAAACTAAGAAAGGTATTGTACCTGAGATTATTGAAAGCTTATATGCTGAACGTTCTGCTACTAAGAAGTTAATGCTTGACGCAGAACAACGAGCTCAGAAAGATAAAAGCTATGAGCTTGAACGTGAGATAGTTACTCTCAATAATCAGCAGATGGCTGTAAAGATCTTAATGAACTCTCTTTATGGTGCATTATCTAACGAGTACTTTAGGTATTATGATATTCGTGTTGCTGAATCTATTACTGTTACCGGTCAGCTAACTATTCTCTGGGCTCAAAAAACTATTAATCTATATCTTAATAAGATACTTAATACTGATAACGAAGACTATGTAATTGCTATTGATACTGACTCTCTTTATATTCGAGTTGGTACGCTTGTAGATAAAGCAGTTAAAGATGTTACAGTTGACAAAGGTGTTAAGTTCTTAGATAAGGTTGCTTCTGAAAAGTTCGAACCGCTACTTGAAAAAGCTTACGATAAACTTTGTAAGTATGTTAACGGTTACGAACAAAAGATGGTAATGAAGCGAGAGGTCATTGCTGACAAGGGTATATGGACTGGTAAGAAGCATTACGCTCTAAACGTTCATAACTCTGAAGGTGTACAATATGCAGAACCTAAACTTAAGATTATGGGTATCGAAGTTGTAAGGTCGTCTACTCCTCAACCTTGCCGTGATATGCTTAAAAAGTCTATTGGTATTATTATGAATACTGATGAAGAGACTACTCAAGAGTTTATTGAAAAATGTAGAAACGAATTCAACGCTCTACCTGCTGAAGATGTTGCTTTTCCTCGAAGTGTATCAGATGCTGAGAAATGGGCTGATAGATATACCATTTATAA